TATCTTGTCTGTATTGTATATGTACTATGGTAGTTCAGAAGCTATTGAATTTGACAAAGCAAGTTTGTTTTTTCATAGAATAAAACCTTATGCTAGTTCTAAAACAGATAGAAGAAACAAAGGTTGGATACATAAAGACAACTGTAGTTTAGGGGGTATTATTTATCTAAATAAAACGGCTCTTCCTGAAAGTGGTACAAGTTTATATACCCCTAAAAAAGAACCTATTTTAAATGATAAACATATTAAAACCAAAATTGATTACTTTAAAGACGGTAAAATTAATTTAACAAAGTATAAAAATACACAACTTGATCTTGAAAAAAAATTTATAAAAACCCATACTTTTGAAAACAATTACAATACTATGGTGGCTTTTGATGGACATCAATGGCATGCATGTGACAACTACTGTGTTGGTGAAAAAAAAGAAAGGTTAAGTCTAGTATTTTTTATACATAAAATAAGAGCTAATGATACTCCTAGAATGAGATTGGATCATTTGCAGTCTAGATTATGATTGACTTTAAGATAAATAGACATATATTGAGGTTTTAATAAGGAGAATTTTATGGCACAATATTTTGCAAACTTAGTTAAAGTAAAAGATCCATTTGATGGTTCAAAAGAAATATGGAAAGTAACCCAAGTAGTAGCAGTTGGAAACGATATACCTGCTAATGGTGATACTTTAGAAAATAACCCTAACCATGTTGATGGGGAAAACTGGTGTGCAAACTGGTTTAAAGGTGGTATGTGGAAACAAACACATAAAAATGGTTTAAGAAAACAATTTGCGGGACACGGCATGAGTTATGATTTTGCAAAAGATAAATTTTTAAATGCTCAAAATTATGCTTCATGGACTTTAGATGAAAATGATGAATACCAAGCTCCTGTTACTTACCCTACAATAACTACTTACTCAGCTGCAGGTGTTGATATTTCTTACTCTATTTTTTGGGACGATGATAATTTAATGTGGAAAGCTTTAGATCGTTCTTCTCCTAACAATTTATTCTCTTGGAACACTGAAACATTAAGCTGGGATCAAGAGTAATTAACCTGTATAGTGGTATTCTATGCTACAAAAATTAGGGTTTACTCCAGGATATAATAAACAAGTTACTGAACTAGGTGCTGAAGGGCAGTGGTTTGATGGTAATAATGTTAGGTTTAGATATGGTTCGCCAGAGAAAATAGGCGGCTGGGATCAATTAGGGTCGGATAAACTAACCGGAGCTGGAAGAGCTTTACATCATTTTGATAATAATGCAGGAGTTAAGTATGCGGTAATTGGTACAAACAGAATGTTGTATGCTTATTCTGGAGATCAATTTCATGACATTACACCTATAAGAACAACAATTGGTAGTATTAATTTTACATCTGATTCAGGTACACCAACGGTTACAATTACATTTCCATCTTCACACGGCATGGTGGAAGATGATATTATATTATTCAATGATGTTAGCGGAGTTACTGCAGTAGGTTCTACTTTTAACGATGCTTCTTTTGAAGATAAAAAATTTATGGCAACTTCAGTGCCAACAGCTACAACAATTACAGTTACAATGCCTGCCAATGAAACAGGAACTCCTTTAAGTAATTCTGGAGATGGTAAAGGTGCTCCTTTTTATCATGTAGGTCCATCACAACAGTTGGGTGGATTCGGTTGGGGTACTGCAAACTTTGGTGGAACTACGTCTGGTATTGCAACTACTACACTAGCAACAGCTTTAACAAATACTACAACAACTGACATAGTTCTAGCAAACTCAACAGCGTTTCCTTCTTCCGGAGAAATTAGAATTGGTACAGAAGACATAAGTTTTATAAACAATGACCAGGCAACAGGGACCTTAAGTGGAGGAGCTAGAGGTGTAAATGGTACGACAAAAGCTACACATAACCTAGGGGTTGCTGTAAGTAATATTTCAGCTTTCGTTGCATGGGGAGAATCATCAACAGATGATGTAACTCTTAACCCTGGTTTATGGGTTCTAGATAATTTTGGTACAAAATTAATTGCACTTATTTATAATGGTGCATGTTTCGAATGGGATTCACAACCGGCAAATGCTACTTCAATTAGAGCAACAATTATACCAAATGCTCCTACTGCATCTAGACATGTATTAGTATCTACACCAGATAGACACTTAGTATTTTTTGGAACAGAAACTACTGTTGGGGATCCTACAACTCAAGACGATATGTTTATAAGATTCTCTTCTCAAGAAAGTATTGATCAAACAGATTCATATACAGTTACTGCAGAAAATACTGCTGGTACACAAAGATTAGCCGCAGGCTCTAAAATTATGGGGGCTATTAAAGGTAGAGATGCAATCTATGTATGGACAGACACATCATTATTTTTAATGCAATTTGTAGGTCAACCTTTTACTTTCTCATTCCAACAAGTCGGAACCAATTGTGGATTGATTGGTAAGAATGCTTGCGTTGAAGTAGATGGTGTTGCTTATTGGATGTCAGAAAACGGGTTCTTTACATATGATGGTCAATTAAAATCTATGCCTTGTCTTGTTGAAGATTATGTTTACGATAATTTAAACACTACATCACGAGATTTAATTAACTGTGGATTAAATAATTTATTTACAGAAGTAAATTGGTTTTATTGTAGTGATGGGGTTAATCAAATTGACAGAGCAGTCACCTATAATTATTTAGAATCAAGTGCTAAAAGACCTGTATGGACTGTAAGTTCTATAACTACAGAAAATAATTCTGCTGGAGCTGCTACAAAAATAGGTTTACCAAGAGCTTCTTGGGCAGACTCTGCTGTATTTAAAAACCCGCATGCAAACTATTACGATCCCGATAGTAATACTTCTTATGATGTACAAGGTAACACTGATGGTTGTACAATATATTATGAACATGAAATTGGGACAGATCAAATTGATTCAGGAGGAGTAGTTACCCCATTAAAAGGAACAATTACATCAGGTGAATTTGATATTACACAAAAAAGATCTTCAACAGGACAGAGTATTGGTATGCCAGACATCAGAGGTGATGGTGAATACATTGCAAAAATTAGTCGTATTATACCTGATTTTATAGAACAAGTAGGGGACACTAGAGTGTCATTAGTTACTACAGATTACCCAATTAATGTACCTGTGGTGATACCATTTGATATAAAGACAACTCAAACAAAACAAGATACAAGAGTCAGAGCTAGAGCAATTGCTTTACAAATTTCTAATATAGCTGCCGCACAAAATTGGAAGCTAGGTACATTTAGATTAGATATAATGCCTGACGGAAGGAGAGGATAATGGCAACAGATGCAGAGATAAGAGCAGCAGGTTTATACGCAGTACCTAAAAATAAATATTTACAAAATGAATTTCAGTTACCTACTGAAGAAGTAGAAGAAGAAACAGAATCATTTGGCATACCTAATACAAATGCTTTTACAAATAGTGGTGATAATAATTTTAGTGGTTATAATTTTGATAATAATAGTTTTCAAAACATTGTTGATGCTAGACAAAACCGTTTAAATAAACCGACTGATACCTCAACATTCTTGGGTAGAACAATGGGTAAAGTAAAAGATTTTATGAACCCACAATCTTCTAGTCAAATTATGACTGATGGATACCAAGAACCAAGATTTCAACCAGGAATAATTGGAACTATTATGGGTAAACTAGATAACTATCGTAATCTTCGAGGAGTTGATCAAGCATTTATTGCACAAAATATGGGCTATACAGGCCCAACTATATTTGGAGAAAATAATTCAGGACTTAGTAAAGACCCTTTTGGAATTAATACTAGATCCATGTTTGGAAACTATGGAGAGTATGTAGGAAACGCTGTAACGGATTTAGAAAAAGCTTTAGAAAAAGCTAAAGGTAAGTACACAAATGAAAAAGGTATATTTAATCAAGACTTATATAATAAAAGAACACAACTAATGCAAAAGAAATTAAGTTTCTATAGAAATAAAGTAAAAGAAAAAAACATACTACAAAAACAACAAGAAGACCAAGCACAACAAGAAATTAATCCTACGGGTCCATCTAATGCTCCTGGAGGAACAGCAGGTGGGCGTAGAGATCGTTTTACTAAAGATGGCGGAATGACTTACGATAATTCTCGTGGAGACTTTAGAAATGCTGATGGCTCTAATGTTAGTCAAGATTTTAATAATACAAGTGCTTCATTAGATAATTATGATGCAAGTGCATTATATGCTAAAGGTGGCAGAGTCGGATACTTCTTTGGTGGTAGAGCAAGACTACAAGGTGGTGGTATGAGTCAAGGAAATGAATCTAACATAAGTCAAAGTACTAATATGGGTGGTGGTATAACTGGGGATCTTTCTACACCAGAACAAACTGCTAATCACAACAGGGCTATGAGAGATAATCAAAAAGAAAAACCTTCAACTATAAAAAATATAATTGATACAGGGTCAGAACTTAGTTATTTAAATAATTTAAAAAATTTAAATGTATTGGGAATCGTTGGTAATATTGGGGTAAATAAATTTAGAAATTTTTTAGACAATAGA